ATACGTACTCACAACTCCAGAGGCAGAGATTTTCTGGCCTCTGTTTGCGCCTGAAGGAATAAAATGAATATCTCCGTTAGGGGCAAGCACCCCGCCTTGGTATGCGCCTGTTGATGTATAAACCAATGAATAAGTAGAAACTACTCCAGCAGCGGATATCTTCTGGCCTCTGTTGGCGCTACGAGGCACAAAGTAAATATCCCCATTAGGGGCAAGTACGCCGCCAACGTATGCGCCCCCAGCATTTGTATAAACCAAACTGTAAGTGCTGACGATTCCGTTCGTGCCGTTGTTGTTGAACGTCTGCCCACCTACAACACCTTGGTTTAGCGCAGCCTGCAAAGCTGACCAGCCTGCCAGATCGGCGCCAATGTCCGAGTCGTCGCAAAAAGGAATGCCCGGTTGAGTGACCGCCGAGGGTTGAGCGCACAGCACGTCCTTGGTTCCAGCACCCCAGTTCACCAGAGCGTTGGAGTTGGATGAGGCGTAGACCTGATCTCGGCTCAAGGTGGTTCCTGACGCTGTGTACGTCCCCAGACCTGTTTCCCAGTTGATTTGGTCTGTGATCAGGTAGTACGTGGTGTTGGCGTCGCCAATGGCGGAGAAAGCCTGATACCCAGTTGCAGCAGCGCCGAGCGTGAGTGTCCCCGTACCAGTCGTCGTGGTTGTGGACTTGACGCGGTTTTTGAGGACGAGAGCCATTACGAGACGTTTCCAGTGATGACACAAACTGTGCCAGAAATGAACAAGATGTTGCACACGCCACGAGTAGACAGCGTAACAGATGCCACATCAGTGTCTGTCCCGGCAATGTAGGCTGTGGTGATCGTGCAAGTAACCGTGATGTCACCAGTGGTGTTGTTGAACACCAGCACCGCATCACCAGCCGCAAAGGTTGCGTCAGGGATTGTGATTGAGCCACCAGTGCCCACGCCAACCACCTCACCAACATCGCCAACAGCCAACGAGTAAGAAGTGGTCTTGTCTGTCACATATGGGATGTTCTTGTAGCCGACCAGATTGGTGCCATCAACAGTTGTTGAACTGGCCGACCCCACCTTGATTAGTTTCCCGGTCGTGCCATCAAACGCTACAAGGACGTTGTTCGTGGCGGATGCCGGTCCCACCACGTCGCCCGCCCCTACCCCAGTTGCAGCAATCGTAATAGACCCATCGCCATTGGTAATCGCAATATTAGCGCCTTGAGTCAAAGTGGCTTTTGTCAATCCGCCCGCTGCGTTACCAATCAATAGTTGGCCGCTAGTGTAGGTAGACTCGCCTGTTCCACCATTAGCTTCAGGTAATACGCCACTTACGTCCGAAGTAAGCACCACTGGGTTGCTGACGATTTTGACGAAATCAGAGCCGTTCCACGCCACCAGCGCCCGTGCGCCTGCGGGAAGCGTTACCCCAGTCGTTGGGCCTGCACCACGGATGACGATAGAGCCTGTACCCGCGTTGATCACGATGTAGGGCTTGCTCTGAGCAGGCGCTGTAATGTTGCGTGTCGTGGCTCCGTTACTGGCTGTCCAACGAATAATCGCCTGACGGGCTTGGTTGGCCGCAAGGACTGTGGTGGTCAGCGTAACGTCTGCGTCCGCGCTCAGGGTAGTTGTACCCGCAACGGCGGAGTCCACCAGCGAGGTGATCGAGTCGTTGACAACGTCGCCCCATGTGCCGTCAAGTTCGCCTTCAACCGGCAGTGCCAGTCCAAGCAGCGTGGTATTTCCTGTTGTCATTTACGACTCCTAAGTAACAACATCAACCCATGATGTTGACTGTGTATTGGTGATATTTTGCCAGTTGGCGTTTTGAATGTCATCCACTGGCTCCCAGAACCTTCTGCCTGATTGCGTTTCGGTGATTGCCGCCGTCTCTGACCGACTCACGTTGTACGCCGTAATTGCAAATTCCTGTGCTGTCAGCGCCGCCAACTCGTTGATTGAGGCAACAAACGCGACAGCCGCTTCTTGTGTGGCCGTTGCCTCTGTGGTCTCATCAACCGATACCAAAAACTCAGCCGCGCCCTCTTCCGCAGAAGTAATTCCCACGGACTCGTCAACCGACTCATTGAAAGCGGAGCCAACAATTTGATTGTCAGTAACCCCAGCGCTCTCATTTACCGATAGGGCAAACGTGGCTGCAATAATTTGATCTTCTGCAATCGCCACACTTTCGGAAACTGCAAAAGCAAATGTGGCTGCAACCGCTTGGGATTCAGCAAGGCCCGAAGTTTCCGACACAGAGACTGTATACGCCACTACGGCAGTTTGGTCTTCTGCAATACCCGCACTCTCCGCAACAACAGCCGAAAACCCCACGGCAACAGACTGATCTTCTGTAGCTGCAACGCTCTCAGCAACTGACAGCGCAAATGTAGCAACAACTGTCTGAACTTCTGTGATTGAGACGGACTCAGATACGCTGTCGCTGAAAGCAGTAATACCGCCCCAGCCACCAGCGCCCCAAGTTCCTATGCCCCAAGCACGTCCGGCCATGATTAGGTCAGAGTTGCAGAGTAGCTGACAGCAATTGAGTCACCGTTTACAACGGCCTTCGAGCTGGAAAAATCGCCAGCCGAAAACAATGTGCCCGTGGTGTTGTCAATTGTTGCGCTGCCACCAATGTTGATGAAGCAGCCAGCCACCGTGCCTGTCGATGTGATCGAGAAGGTGGAAGCCGAAGATGTGGCCTTGCTACCAGCAGCGGCAGCGCTAAACGATGGAGTCTTGCGGTTGCCAGAGTATGTGGGGGCGTTAGCCAGACCCACTTCCAGCCAGCTTGCGTGCGAGGCTTGGGTGTCCGCTACGTCGGCAGTGCCAACGCCTTTCAAGCCCATCACCACAGCGCCAGCAGCAGAGTTGCCAAGGATGGTGTCCAGCGTCAGATTCTTGCCCACGGTTGTCACCAAGTTCTTGATGTCGTCTTCCCACTTGACGTTACCCTGCGCGTCGTAGCAGACAGCGTGGTACGAGCCTTGAATGCTCATCTGGTCAGCGGGTTTTGTGTTGTAGCTGCAAGCAGCCTCCACCTTGTCAGTGGCATTGATGCGGTCTGTGGTCATGGTGACTCCTTAAATTGAACTGCGAATGAGTGCCGTCGTTGCAGTGTTTTGCGGCATGGTGATGGTGAAGCTGGCCGATGTCTTGTCCGAACCAAAGTCCAGCACGGCGATAGACCGGTTGGCCTTGCTTGCGTTGTAGATCAAAGCGCAGCGTGCAGTTACCGAAGCCCCAAACGCCACGTTGTTGAAGTTGACGTAGGCCGTGTAGCCGGAGGAGCTGATAGTCACGCCGGTCAAGGTTACGCCGCCAGCCACATAGCCTGTACCCGTTACTTCGTTGGAAGCTGAATACGCAGTGGTGTCCTCGTTGAGGTTTGCATTGGCCGTGTACAGCGCAATACGCAGAGTGTCCGTGAGCAGATTGTGAATGCCCTCGTACAACTCCGCCTTGAAGCTGGTGGTCTGTGTCTGAACGATGCTCATTGGACCGCCGTTCTAACTTGGCCGTTGCGGTACGCGTCACCGCGCTGCTTGCCGTCTGCCAAGTTCTTGTACAGGGCAACTGCCTGAACGTACCGTTCTTGGTACAGCTTGACCATGTCGGGCTCACCCTTCATGTAGGTCAGCGCCTCGTTCATGGTGCCGTACAAAAGAACAGAGTCAAAGTTGTCGCCCAGCCAAGTGCGGCCATCAGCAGCGTCCACAATCGACTCAGGGTAGGCGTAGTAGTGCAGCTCAGCGTTGTAAGCGGCATCAGGTGTCGGGCCGAGGATCAACGTCAGCTCGTCTTCATTGTCCGAGCGAGGACCGAAGATGGCGTAGTGCTTGGGCTTACCTGTGGTAGCCGGATTGGGGTACGCCTGCCGGATGAAGTTCACATCCTTGTCCAGCAGATATTCATACGAGCCGCCAGCAGCAGGGTAGATCGCCAAGCTGAACACGGACAAGAAGTCCACCGGGCACTGAAGGTACTTGTTCCCCGCCGTCAACGATCCAGTCACGTTCTTGCGCTGGTTGGCAGGCTGAGCGACGTTGAAGATGCGCTGCTCCGCTTGCCGGATGAACGTGTCCATGTCTACCGTCGAGAACACGTTCTCACAGTAGTTGGAAACAGCGGTGACCAGTTCGTTGTACGTCATTTTTTACGCCATCGGGCCTCGGGCCATGATGCCTTTGGTAGCAGCGCCAGTGCCACGGATTTTGATGCCGCTGGTCTTGGTGCCCATGCCGTCAGGCTTGTTGCTGATGCCGCCCACGCTCATATTTACCGTGTCGGCATTGCTGCGGTTTGGCTCTTTACCGGGGCTGCTGGATGCTTTGACAACCTTGCCCTTCATGGTGTGAGGTTCTGCGTAGACGCTGGCTTGACCAACTTCTTTACCCATCATTTTGTGACTGAATTTAGCCATGTCGTTTCCTTCAAGATATTGCAACTGTACCAACAAACGCTGTCGCTACCAAGTAGTTCTGCGTCAGGGCTACGTCAAAAAAACTGGCCCCACCCACAGGGTTCCAGCCCCACTGAATGTCCCTTGAGCCGCCCGACAAGTTGCCCTCGTCGTTTAAACCAGAGGTCACGTAGGTTGTGTCCCTGCGTGGGTTCCTAAGCGCCTGTGGGTCATCCACAGGGAACGTGCCAAGCATCAACTGCGGCTGATCAGGGTCCCAGCACTCCGGGCACACCAGCAGCTCGTACTTGCGCTGCTTGATGATCTCTGTCTTGAGCTGCTTGAGCTTAAACTGCTGCCCGCAGCGGTCGCACATGGCAATCGCTTTGTGACCTGCTGCAAACCGGTTTGACATCAGTAGCCACCGCTTCCTATGCGAGTGGCGCGTGGCACAAACCTGACTGCAGCCTTCTCACGGTCTTCGGACGAGGCGAGGTCCCAAGCTTCGTCGTATTGTTGCTTCAAAATTGGCAGGCGGTCCATCGACCCCGGAATTTTCAGCGCAAGGTGGTAAGCCAGCCCAGCCGTCATAGCCTCATAGAAGCGAAAAGGCATATCCATTGTGTTTACACCGCCCCCAGCGTCTTGCATGCGGCGCAGACGCCAGTACACAAACACGTAAGGCTGCGAGTTGTCTGGAACGGGCCAGACGTTTATTCGGGGGGAGTCAGTCAAGCGTTCAATCCAAACCTGAATTGGACGGGCTTGCTGGAGCTTGTTAGGAATCGTGGCGTATGTAGAGACACTGATCCGGGTGATGGTCAGGTCTGCTTGTGTTGAAACGTTACCCGCGCCCGTGCGGATGACGTGCTCCAAAAGGTCCACTGTGTCCGCAGGAAGGTTGTACGTTGCTTGGCCGGGGGTCAAATTAATCGACCCCTGCTCATACGTGAACATGTTTAAACCACGATTTGCCCACTGGGCGAACATCAGGTTCATGGATCGACTGGCCGTGCGTAAGTCGTAGCCCGTGCGCAACTCACCACCAGCGCGTTCAAACGCTTCCTCCACGATCTCCGTGAGGTCCATGTTAAACGCTGCTGTGCCTGATGTTGCCATTATCTAAAACCTGCTGTTTTCTTTGCGATGGTCTTGGGCTGGGCCACAAACTGTTTACCCGCCGCCTTGCCAGCACGTTTGGCTTTTGTGGTGGCTGCATACTCTGCGGGGCTGAGCGATTTTATCGCCTTCTCCGGTAAATACCGCTCACCAGTTTTTGAAGACGGCTTCCCACTCTTGGTGCGCCATTTCTGGTCGCCCCAGTCTTTGAGGGATTGCTGGGGAGCCTTCATTTAGTCGTCCGCCAGCAGGCCAGCTTCTTCCAATTCCAAATCCTGCAAGACTTCTTCAGTCCCACAAGTGCAAGGGCCGTCTTCATGTACGGCGCAATCTTCCATATGATTAGTCACGATAACTACCTCCTGCGGCTTTGTATTTCTTTGCTACAAGCTGAGCTTTACGGGCTGACCACTGGCCTGCGCCGGTGCCCTGTGTTGCGGCAGCTTTCACTTGGCTGACAATCCGCTTGCGCAGATCGGGCTTGGTGTAATTGCCAGCCGCATTGACTTTACCGCCTTCAGCATATTGCGTGAAGTTGGTGTTGTCCCGGCGAGCTTTACGCACGCCTTTGGGCATCTTTGAGGGGAGGATGTCTCCCATGCCGCGACTGGCTCTCATGTCAGCACATCCCGCCGCCAGCCATTTTGATCATCTTGCCCTTGGTGTGGGCCTTGGTGACGCAACCATCGGCGCGAGTAACACTGCCACCACTGGCGTACTTCTTTGGCTTGCGTGGCTTGGGAGCCGAGCCGCCATCGATGTCTTGAGGAGGAGGCATGCCGGAGTCTTCTGTGTAAACACCATCTTGCAGACCACGAGGGGGTTTTTTCTTCATCATCATGTCGTTCATGTCAGCTCCTTAACGCATTTTGCAGCGTGTCTTACCTTTGATTGCAGCACCGTCTGCGCGTTTTGATGCGCCAGACACAGAACCACCAGACGCCATTTTCTTGATTGGCATGGCTTTTTTCACAGAGCCACCCTTCTTCAAAGCGAAATCTTTACCGCCAAGGCCTTTTCTTACTGCGCCTGCGGCCGCTTCGTAACCGGGAGAGCTTTCATCAAGCCCGTAACGTTTGGCGTTTTCTTTGAGCATCTCACTCTTGCGAGCTTCGGCTCTTTCTGCGCGTTTGCGTGCAACTGCGCCAGCTTTGTCGTAAGTCAGGCGCTTTGTTGGCGCTGGAAGCGCCTCTTGGGAGTACTTTGCCATCTTTGGCGTGGCAAGTTTCTTTGCCAGAGATTGCAAAGCTTTTAAACCAACGCCACCAGCCATAGCAGATGCGGTTTCTAAACCTTTTTGGGTTTGCTCTGCGGTTGGCTTAATTGAATCAATTTCTTGTTCAATTTGTTGTTTTTTGGTTAGCTTAGCTGGCGGCTTGTAGTTGGCAAGCTCGTCTGCCGTTGGGCCGCCACTACGTTCGTAGGTTTTGGTGGTTGGCTGCGCCCCCGTCATTGGGTAAGCGGAAGTCTTGGCAGGAGAAGATTTGGCTGGCGCGGACTTAGTTGGCGCAGAGGGTTTGGCTGCCTGAGTGTTTACACGAGGCTTTTCTACCTTTGGGCCAGCAGGAACCGGAATGCGCTCTCGTGCATTTGCCGCTTCCAGCTCATCCATTGCTGCGGCGGCAGGCATTGCTTGCGCAGAAGCCGTTGGACGGGTTACCGGAGTTGCAGCCATAGTCTCTACTGGAGTGCGTTCTGCCTTGCCCCGGCCAGCACCAAAACGACGATAGGCCTCAGAGCCCTCGTCATCAATGTTGCCCATGCGAAGGCGTTCAAAGAAGCCAACCTTGTCCTCTTTCGAGGCTTCCAGCCCACGGTCTTTGTCAGACATGCCGCCCTCTTGAAAGCGTTTGATCTTCTTTGTCGCCATGATTATTCCTTAGCAGGTCTTGCCGCCACGGGCCATTTTGATCATAGCGCCCTTGGTTTTACCCTTGGATGCAATGCCGTCTTTGCTTGGGGCTGCGGTACGCACTGAACCCATCTTGGTTGTGCCGACAGAGCCGCCAGCCTTCAAGCCTTTGTGAGCCTTAGAAGCTGGCATACCGGCATGCTTAGCCAAAGCGGGTGGCATACCTTTTTTAGCCATGTCGGCTTTAGCCATGCCACGACCTTCTTTTTTCATCATCATGTTTTCGGATTTCATATCGCCACCTTTAGAAAATTTGCGGCCCTTGTCCGCGTTGGAGAAATCTTTGCCCACAGATTGTGGGACGCCTGCCTTCTTAGCAAACGCTGGGTTGTTAGCCACCGCCGCCATGAAATTATGTTGTTTCTTGCTAACTGAGGGCACTGCGATGCTCCTTCATAAAGTCATCAATCTTGCTCTCAAGACGGTCCAACCGGGCCAGAACACGATTAATATCGCCATGCACATCTGCCTTGGTCACATACTTCTCAGCATTCTCTTCGCGGGTCTTGCTCAACAAGATGCTCAGGCGCTTCACTTCATCGTGAGACACCTTTACCCAAAATAGCAACGCCGCTGACGCAAACGACAACAGCACATTCCAAGCCATCAGTTCCATGTCAGCACTTCCATCGCGCCAGTGACGCGGCTTTACGAGTGGGCTTGCCCTTCTCGTCTTTCATTGGGCCCGGCATGCCCGACATGCGTGCGCAGAACGAATCCTTGCGCTTGCCACCCTGCGGTTGCGGGGCCTTCAGGTTGCTGCCGGTCGCAGCGTTATATTTCTGGCGTCCTTTGGCAGTCAAGCCCGCCCCCTTAGAGGCAGGCAGCTTCTCGCCACGACCGATTGCAAGGGATGGGGTCTTCTTAGCCATTGACGACTTTCAGTTTGGGTGTGCAGTGCTGCTCGATCAGCGGCATCAGCACAGCTTCTTTAAAGCTGCGGTGGTATTCCTGAGAGCCAACGTGCGGCAGGGTAATCTCTGGGTCAACAAACACCGTAAAGCCATCTGCGCGTGCGCGTTTGCAGAACGTGTAGTCCTCGCCAACGTACTGCCCATTGCTCAACTCAAAGTCGAACATGGCGCTTTCGTCGCGGTTGTACACGTCATTAAAGTAAGTCCACTCGGGGTGACCCGCAACCATCTTCTCCAGCACATGGCGCTGGATCATCATAAAGCCTGTAGCTACGTTCTCGACCCGCAGCATGCCGTGCGGATCAAACTCGAGTGTGTTGGCCTCGTCGATGTAGATGTCCAAGAAGAACTTGCGGTCTTCAGCTCTGCGGGTGTACATCCCGGCTGTAATGTCCTTGCCAGTGCTCAGCGCCAGCAGGCGAAGCACAGACTCTGCGTCCACCACGATGTCGGCATCGACGAACAACATGTCCGTGCAATCCGACTCCAAGAAGTTGGCGACCAGAATGTTTCTGGCCTTGGTGATCAAAGAGCAGCCCGACAGATGCGACAGTTGCACCTGAACACCAAACTGCGAAGCCTTGACCACCAGATCGGCCAAGGCAAACGAAGTCTTGATGTTCAACTTGCCGTCGTAGGCGGGTATCGCAATCATCAGTTTGCGACCTGCAACATCCATGGGGCGTGTCTCTTCAGCCATAAAAAATTGTGCAGTGAATATTTGCACCCAAGAACACGCGAATGCCTTGGTCCGCCAAGATGCCCTGACCGGGGATCACGATGGTGTAAGCCGTGGCATTTGAGGCATCAGCCTGAAGCAACATCTTGTTGTACACGGTAACGCTACCACTGGCGGCACCCGTATCAGCCACAGTCACCGTAAAGGCGTTGGGGCTTGTCACAGTCACTTGGTAGGGGTTGTCGGTCAAGTCCCAGTCCAAGTACACCCACTGACCAGTAGACAAGCCGTGGCCTGCCGCAGTCA